CATGACCGCGATTGAGGAGTTGCTTGGTGACGTATCAGAAAAGAACCTGCGTTCGTTTTTATCAGAAGAGGAGAAAGAATGAAAGTTGAATTGTGTGAGTTTACCAAACAAGAAGCCAAGTGGCTTTGTGATTTGGTGCAAGAAAAATTAATTGACATGGGGCACGACCCCGAAGGCTTTGCGTTCAACATTAATGTCGAATTGCCAGAAGAGGAGGCCGCGTAATGTTTTATATGGCATATGGAATGAACACCAACCGCGAATCTATGGCGGTTCGGTGTCCACAAGCAAAACCAATGGGCGCGTTTTACCTGCCAGATCATAGGCTAGTATTTCGCGGCGTTGCTGATTTTGTTCCAGACGTTGAAAGCGTTTTGCCTGTTGTATTGTGGGAAATTACGCATGATTGCTTACGTTCTTTAGATAGACTTGAGGGCTACCCGCATTTTTACAATAGGCGTAAACTAAACGGCGCATGGATTATTTACGAAATGGTTGATCAGTCGCGCACCAGTTTACCTAGTGAGCATTATTATCGTATGATTGAAGAAGGCTACAAAGATTTTGGCCTTGACGATTGGCATTTACGCCGCGCGAGAGCAGATGCAAAGGAGCTAGTAGCATGATGTACCATTTGCAGCAAACCGACACTAGCGGGAAAGTTCATTTAATCCCCGCTATTAAGGTTTCTATGACCGCTATGGAAATTTCATGGTTGATCGAGGGCTTAGATGCCCTCGTTTTGCCTAGTAGATCAAAACGCGTTAAACGTAGTTTGAAACGCGCACTTACTGAAATTGAAAAGGAGCAAGCCGCATGATTGAAGTAAACAACCCAATTCAACCAACCGAGTTGGTTCACACGCCCAAAAATATGAAAGAGTTTACAGATATGATTGATCGTTTAAACAATGAAGAAAGAATTGTTGCTTATACATATTCAATGATGGCTTGGAATTTAGCCTGCAAAATAACTACAAAACATTTGAAGGAGATTGCAAAATGACTAAAACAAAGAAAAATAACAAACCTTGGACAGCCGCAGACGATGCAGAGTTAATCCTTATGCGTGAGGCTAAGACGCCAACGAAAGAAATTGCTAGAGCGTTAGGCCGTACACCTTCTGGGGTTATGAATAGAATTCAAAACAAGCAAATTCCTTACGGCAAGGAGCTGACATTTCGCGAAGTTGTGGATACAGCATTTGCCAAGGGAGAAATTGAATTCGGTGAGCCAGACGAAAAGGGAAGCTTTGAACAACTAACCGATTTACTGGGTCAGATGGAAGAAGATATTAAACCGAGCAAATGGTTTCCAAGGCTGCGAAAGTTCTTAAAAAAATTATTCGGGTTAAAATAACAAAAAATCAGGCGGATCTCCCGCCTTTTTTTATTTACATAAGCCGAACAAATCATCGGGTTATACAACCTACTGCTGTGTTATTGACACCCGTGGTTTTTGTTACTATCCTCTAATTATTGTAATCAGTTTAACCTTACCTGTATTGATTACACTGCTCTAACTAACCCCGACTGGCTAGGTTTCGCACTGCAATGTCGGGGTTTTTTTATCCCGAACATAAATTTTCTTATCTATGCCCTTGACCCCGAACATAAGAAATGTTATGTATTAGGTCTAGCAAAGAAAGGTAATAAGATGACACAATCATTTCAATGGCTTATCACTTCATCAGGTCACTTCATGCACGGCACGGAAAAGAAGTTTTACAACAACTTAGCCCATGCTGAGGAGCTGCCCGAAAATTTTAAAGATGCTTGCCACATGGCATATGATCATTGCAAGGACTGCACGTCTATTCGTGTTTTACGTCTTGATCGGGATACAGGCACTTTTGAAGATCAAACAGCCAAAGCTGTATACTTTATCGCGCAAAGCGTTTTAGACCTTCATGACGAGGAGAACGGCGTTCCCGAATGGGCGCAGGAGCAATTTGATGCGTTGGAGCCAGTATTAGAGGGAGATTACTAATGAATAATGCGCAAGTAGAAAATTTAGAAGAGTTTTTAACTTGGTTAAAGACTTGTCCAAATCATTACACAATCAGTTCGGTGCAGGGCGGTTTTGTTCATGTAAAATTTTTAATTTCAGTCGAAAAGAAAAAGGAAGACCAATGAAAAAAGACATAGAGCTTGAGCGTATGCTTGACGAGGTTTTCGCAAAAATATTTGGGAAGGACTGGTAATGGCAAAATGGAATTTAAAAGGGGAGCGCATGGACATTAAAGATGTCCTTGTGCGTCTTAACGATATTATTCACGCGAAAGACCCGAAGGCTGAAGCTGTAAGGTTTAAGCGTGATCTTGTTGTTAAGTTGGAAGGAGACAAGTAATATGGAAAGACCAACTTTCAGATACATTCTTGATCGCTTGAATGAAATTAAAACGCAATCAGATTTAGAGGCATTGAAGTCCGATGTTGAGGGTTACTTGCCTTTAGATAAGTTCGAAGAGGACTTTGATGTTACCGCAGCGGTTGATAATTTAAAACGTGACTATGTTAACAGAGCTTTAAATAAAGTCCCGACATTACACGAAGCCGCAGACTTGCTCGGGTTAAAGAGCTATCAGGTTTTAGTAAATTGGATGAAACGACTGGATATTAAAGATGGGGGATAAAAATTTTAAATTAAAATATGGTTCAGTATGTTCTGGCGTTGAAGCTGCTACAGTAGCTTGGCACGATTTAGGCTTTGAACCGCAATGGTTTAGCGAGATTGAACCATTTCCAAGTGCTGTATTGCAACATCACTACCCCGAAATACCAAATCATGGAGACATGACAAAATTTAAGGAATGGAATAATGACAAAACAATTGACCTTCTTGTTGGCGGAACCCCATGTCAATCCTTCTCAGTCGCAGGACTTCGCAAAGGACTTGATGACCCAAGAGGAAACCTTATGCTCACCTATCTTGCAATGGCTGAACGATTTAAGCCCAAATGGCTTGTCTGGGAAAATGTACCCGGAGTCTTGTCATCTAACGGAGGACGAGATTTTGGAACCTTCATCACGGCGTTGGGGAAAATCGGGTATGGGTTTTCATGGAGAATCTTGGACGCTCAATACTTCGGAGTTCCACAAAGACGCCGCCGTGTCTTCGTTGTCGGATGTCTTGGAGATTGGCGAAGTGCCGCAAGTGTTTTATTTGAGTCCGAAAGCCTGTCAGGGAATCCTGCGCCGAGCAGAGAAGAGAGGCAAAAAGTTGCCCCGACAGTTGGCACAGGCCCTCCTTATAGTCGCACAGGAAACTCCAGAGTAGAGACAGATGCGCTTGTTTTTACGCCTTCGAGTATTGCAGGATATAAAGAAGGTGTTGGGACACTTAGGGCGCAAGGCGGTGATATAGGTGGTGGTTCTGAAAACTTAGCAGTTACATATGCTTTGCCCGGAAATTGGATAGGAAGAAAGCCAGAAAATGGCGGTAATCAAGTAGAGCCTTTTTTAGATTTATCTCCTTGTCAAACAGCTACTGATGTTCACGCAGTTGTTTATGAACATCACGCTCAGGATAGCAGAGTTAAGGAGTTGCCAGAAGTATGTTCAACAGTAACGGCTAAGTATGGAACAGGTGGTGGAAATATGCCTATTGTTGCTGTAGCTACAGGTGAAACTACTTTGTCTGATGTAACTATGTCTTTAACTGCAAGCTACGGACAAGGTGGCGCTGACTTAGCGACAAAACCTATGATATGTACTAATATTGTTAGGCGAATGACACCCAAAGAATGCGAACGGCTGCAGGGCTTTCCTGATAATTACAGTCAAATTTCATGGCGCGGAAAAGAGCCAGAAGATTGTCCAAATGGTCATAGATATAAGGCTATGGGTAATTCAATGGCAGTTCCAGTTATGAGATGGATTGGTGAGAGAATAAAAAAAATAGAAGAGGAAGAGCAAAATGACTAACAGAGCAGATATATTGGACATGGCTAAACAGTATGTAACCAAAGACAGAGCGTCTGATCATGGCGATATGGAAGATAACTTCAAGATGATCGCGGATTTTTGGTCAACGTATTTAGGTATTGTGATTAATCCGCATGAAGTTGGAGTTATGATGAACCTATTAAAAGTTGCACGCATCAAATCAAATCCCGAACACCCCGACAATTGGGTCGATGGTGCAGGTTACATGGCGTGCGGCGGTGAGATCGCAGGGAAGAGAAAGCGTACTACAATCCCGAAAATTGATGCCAACGGAAAGTTCGAAAAACATGAGGAAGAATTATGACTTTTTACACAATGCTTGTGCTGACATATGTTATAGAAGGCACAGAAGTTCAAAAGAAAACTTTGTATAGAAACGCATATGAGTGTGGAAATGCGCTGCCAGAAGCATACAAACCATATGAGGATATGGATAGTATGGGGCAATGTATTGAAACAGACAGGGTATCGTCTAGCACTCTTATGCCAAAATTAAGACCTATCAATTTAGGGAAATAGTCGCGCAAGGCGGCGATGAATTCGTTTAAATGTTAGCGCATTTGGTAGCGAATTTATCTAAGTTCTGATCTGATATTAACTTTGCCCGTTTAAATCTGATTAAATTTAACCGCCTTGCCGTGCTTTTATAAACAACACAAATTCACAGTCAATCAATTATTGATCGAAAACTAAATAAATGGTATAACCCGAACAAGTTCACTCGGAGATTATACATGGTAGCCTCACCTTACGCAAAATCAATTAGACCGATGCAGATGGGACGACCTAGTTTGTCTTCTGGAATTATGACCCAACCTACAGAAGATATAAGAAGTCAATATGATAGGTTAAAAAAGGAAGCGGCAGATAGAAGAGCCGGAGGCTTTATGGGGCAAGTTGTTTTGCCAACCGAAGGTCAAACCTTTGAAGAATATAAAAATAATAGAGATAAATTTGGTGGCCTTTTACCTAGTGGTGGAAATCTTAGACCTAATTTATTTAGCCAACCTATTTTTCCTTCTTCTGATCCAGTAAGGCGAGAATATGATAGGCTAAAGAAAGAAGCCGCAGATCAAAGAGCCAACGGATTTATGGGTCGTGTTGTTTTGCCGACTGAAAATCAAACTTTTGAAGAGTATAGAGATGAGCGTAAAAATTCTATGGCTTCATTTTCTGGTCAACCACCTCTTAAAACTAATCAACCTCAACCTGATTTCAGTCCAAGAAGGCCACCACACAGTGGTTCGCATCTCCCAAACAATCCAATGAATCCTAATTATACTGGACCTAAGTTTGATCAATCCGCTTTTGATGAGTTTATGGGTGGATTAACTCAAGCTCAAAAAAATTTAGTAGGAAGTTATGGTGCAAATCAAACGTACCAAGCGACTCAGCAGTATCGTAACCCGAACATGGGTATGGGTATTGGCGGTCAAAGACCTACGGGCATGGGAATGTTTGGTGGATTTCCTCAAAGACCTCAATTTCCGCAAAGACCTCAAGGTATTATGGGTGGATTCGGAATGTTCAGGCCCCAGCAGCCAATGAATTATTCGGGTTATGGTGGTATGCAGCGCCCGCAGCCAATGATGAATTATTCGGGTTATGGTATGCAGCGCCCGCAGCAGAATTATGGAATGCAGCAGCCTATGAATTATTCGGGTTATGGGCAGCAGCCAATGCAATCACCTTACCAGCAATACGGAATGCAAGGTGGCGGATACCAGCAAAGTCCTTATCAACAGCCTTATCCCCAGCCGCAACAATACGGCGGG